GTTTCCCATGTCGCGTTCGGAGTTGCTGTATGTGTAGAGCGATGCGAACGGAGGAGAGAAGATTGAGAAATCGATCGATCCGTCCTTCATCTCTGCGACCTTTTCAACGCAGTCGCCAAGGTGCATTTCCCATCGATCGGTGGCCACTCGCGCCACTTTGTAATCGGCGGTGTCGCGCGGATTCACAAAGCTATGCTGCGGATCAAGCGCGACGAGGGTTTGTCTATGCAGGCGCAAGTGCTCGGGATGCTTCGGACCGCGCACGATGCGGACGGAAAGGCGGCGCGGACGTGATGTGTGCGGAGGTAACCAATCAGACGTACGATCAATTTCTCAGATCGAAGCAACACGCGCATGAGCCATGCGGATTCGTTGCGAAATCGATAAACAAGATGCTGTTTCCGTTCCAGGTGGACATCGTGCGATGGGCCGTCCGCCGCGGCCGCGCCGCAGTCTTCGCCGATTGCGGGATGGGCAAAGGGCTCATGGCTCTGGAGTGGGCTCGCCACGTCAACAAGCATACCGGAAAGCCGGTCATTATCTTCGCTCCGTTGGCCGTCGCCCGCCAGTTCAAGCGCGAATCGGAAAAGATGGGCATCTCCAAGATCGTCAACGTCTGCGAGAGTCAAGCCGATGTCGGGCCGGGTATTAACGTCACCAATTATGAGAAGATGCACCGGTTCGATCCATCGGCATTCGGCGGCGTCGTCTGTGATGAATCGAGCATCATTAAATCGCAGGATGGCAAGACGCGCAAGGCGATAATGGAGTTCTGCGCCGGCATCAACTTCCGTCTCGCTTGCACGGCCACGCCATCGCCGAACGATTACATGGAGCTTGGTAGCCACGCTGAGTTTCTGGGAGTCATGCGGCACGTGGAAATGCTCTCGATGTTCTTTGTGCATGATGGCGGCGATACGGCCAAGTGGAGACTCAAGGGCCACGCTGAAACCGCGTTCTGGAAGTGGGTTTGCTCCTGGGCCGTCGCCATTCGCAAGCCGTCCGATCTCGGTTACGACGATGGCGCGTTCACTCTGCCACCGCTGCGAATGCACCAAGTCACGGTACCGGCCGATAAACCGCTAGAAGGATTCCTGTTTGCGGTTGAGGCGCAGACGTTGGATGAGAGACGGGCAGCGAGACGCGAGAGCATATCGGCGCGTGTGTCTCTATGCGCCGATCTCGCGATCAAGAGCGATGAGCAGTGGCTCATTTGGTGTAACCTCAACGCGGAAAGTGAGTCGGTGTCTTCGGCCATCTCTGACGCGGTTGAGGTCACAGGTTCCGACTCCGACGAGGTTAAGGAATCGCGGCTAATGGGGTTCATCGACGGCAAGCATCGAGTGCTTGTTACTAAGCCTCTCATCGCCGGGTTTGGCCTTAATCTACAGATGTGCTCCAAGGTCGCATTCCTAGGCCTCAGCGACTCATACGAGCAGCTATACCAGGCCATCCGGAGATGCTGGCGCTTTGGCCAAACGAAACCGGTGGACGTCTACGTCATCACGGCCGAGACTGAGGGCGCCGTAGTCCGGAACATCGAGCGCAAGGAAAAGCAATCGACCGAAATGATGGAGGAAATGGTGAAACACATGAAGACTGAAATGCAACGCGAAGTCCGCGGACTCGAGCGCGACACCGCCGATTACAAAGTGGCGCGAGTGGCCACCGATCGATGGGAAATGCACCTTGGCGACTGCGTTGAAAAGGTCGCAGAGATGAAGGACGGATCGATCGATTTCTCGATCTTCTCTCCTCCGTTCGCATCGCTCTACACATACAGCAACTCCGAACGCGACATGGGAAACAGCACGGATGAGCAGTTCTGGAAGCACTTCCAGTTTCTAATTCCCGAGCTTTACCGCGTGTTGAAGCCGGGCCGGATCGTCTCGTTTCACTGTATGAACCTGCCATCATCCAAAGAGCGTGACGGCGTCATTGGCATCAAGGACTTTCGCGGCGATCTCATCCGCGCATTTCAGAAGCACGGATTTATCTACCATTCCGAGGTGACCATTTGGAAAGACCCAGTGACGGCCATGCAGAGGACAAAGGCCATCGGACTCCTGTACAAGCAGCTTCGCAAGGACTCGACGATCAGCCGGCAGGGAATACCTGACTACTTGGTGACGATGCGCAAGCCTGGCATCAACCCCGATCCTGTCACCAAGACGTACGAGAGCTTTCCTGTCGATCGATGGCAGCGGTACGCCAGTCCGGTATGGATGGACATCAACCCAAGCGACACACTGCAACGCCAATCGGCACGCGAAGACGATGACGAGCGCCATATTTGCCCACTCCAGCTTGAGGTAATCGAGCGCGCTACGGAGCTGTGGAGCAACCCAGGAGACGTCGTGTTATCTCCGTTCGCCGGCATCGGCAGCGAGGGTCATGTTGCGCTCAAGATGGGCCGCCGATTCGTCGGAGTGGAACTCAAGCAATCATACTTCGATCAGGCTTGCCGTAATCTCAAGATCGCGGAATCAGCGACGCAGGATGGGCTGTTTTCCGGACTGCATGGGTCCGAGTGTCACCCATCATCAGAGATGAACGATTACCAGAAGCACGAATCATCGGAAGAAATCGATGCGTAGTATACTCAATATCGGCACGCCGGCCGCGTGCTGGATCGACACTGCCGGGGGCACTGGGAGGGCTAGCACCCTCTCAGTCCGGCACAAAGAAAGGCTGTGCTAGCAGCATGGACAGCTCACCACGCGCATCCGCGCCAGACTCACCACGCGACGACTACGATTGGATCCTCGCCGAGCAGGTCAAATGCCGGGATTATCTCTCCCAGAACGGACGTAACCGCGGGGCCGAATTGGGCCTCGCTGATCTCGTCGGCGAAGAGGTGCTTTTCCTGATCGAAAAACGCCTCGAATCCGGGGGCGAAAAATGAAGAGAGGAACGCCCGATCACCCGAAAGTTTTAGAGCTTTCTGAACTACTTGGAGTCAGGCGGCCAACAGCCATCGGACACCTGGAATTGCTCTTCCATTTCACGGCTCAATACGCACCGGAGGGTAACATTGGAAAGTACTCAAATCGGCGCATCGCGGCGGCGCTCGATTGGGGCGGAAAAACGGATGCGAGCGTCGACAAATGCATCGACGCTTTTGTCGATTCCGGATGGATAGACAGGTGCGAAATTAACCGATTAGTGACCCACGATTGGGCCGCTCACATGGACAAAGCGACCCGCCAGCGGCTCAAAAATTCAGGGCGCGATCCGGTCGCGACACCCCCGCGCCACCCCCGCGCCACCCTCGCGATACCCCCACAGTACCCTTGCGACACCCTTGCGACACCCTTGCGACACCCTCGCGACACCCCCGCGGCACCCTCGGACCCACCTCGCACCTCGGTTATTTCCAAAAACACGACTGAACAGAATCATACAGATAACGGGAAGTCGTGCCCCCCTTACGAACCGTCTGCCCCCCCCCAGCCTTCTACTACAACTACAACTACAACTACAACATCTACTTCTACAGCAACAGAACTCGAATGCGAGCACACCGACCTGAGCTTTTCCGAGTTCGTCGCGGCATGCTCCGAGCGGCGCATCTTCGAAGTCGGCGACACCGCATGGCGCCGGGCGGCCGGTGCGTGGAAGCACCTGAGCTTCGAGCAAAAAATCGCAGCCGTTCGGGACATCCGGGAACGCGATCCGGACGCGGTCGAAATACGGAGCCCGGCGCTGCCTGCAAACTACCTCGCGGATCACAAATTCGAGCGACCGCACGCACCGAGCAACGGTGACCGGGCCGCCCGTCAAAAACTGGAATCCAGCCCGAGCGTAATCGCCGCTCGGATGTTCATGGGAGGAGGCTCGAAATGAACCCGCTCAAAAGCGCCATCGCGCAGTGCGTTGCACGCATGTCGATTCTGAAGTATTTTCCGTCCGATCCGATCGTGCGAACGGAGATCATGCGGCTGATCGAGCGCATGATTACTGAACCGCATCAAGCTGAGTGGCTGGCCGAAATGATGACGAAGCATTTTAACGAATGGCCGGGGCCGCTGGCGCTACGTGCGATGGTGTCGCAGCGGTGGAAGCCGGCCGACGGCGTCGAGGCCGACATGCAGGGATTCGGAGGCACGCTCGAAATGGAAATTATCACGAAGCGGCATTTGGAGAGCGAGGAGCGCAAGCGGATCACACCGGGCGCTCGAAAGCTTCTCGCGGAGGTTGTGCCGGTGGAGAAAATGGCGCTCACTGTAATCGATCAACAGCCGGGCCAGCAGCGGCGCGCTGAGCAAACGGCGCGATGGGTTCGGGTGTGTCAGGCGCTGCCGGCGATCAAACGCACCAGCAAGGCGCTGTGCGCTGAATTCGTGGAAACGCGCGACCTCGACCGACGCGAGGGGATACTAAAGCAGTTCGAGCGGGCCGCGGAGAAGATCGCTGCGGCTGGTCGTGTTTTGAGCAGGGTGGAATATGGCGAATGATTCGATTTACTTCCAGCGCGGGATTCCGTACTTGCAGTGGGCAAACTCGCAAGCGTCGACGCGGTGGGCGACTGATGCGGAGGTCAAGAAGCAGTACGGCATCAGCCGGGAGAAGTGGATGGAGCGGTGGAGCGCAACGGAACCGGCGCTCGGCGCGGAGCGCAAGAAAGCGTAGAATGGAAATCATGGCTCGGAAGAAAGTGGAAACTCCGAAAAACATACCAAATGCGAACGAGGACCAACCGCGCAAGCGAGTCAACCCACCGTTGCGCCCGAAACAGAAGGGCGACTACACGTACAAAATCCCACTCGCGCAATTGACTGAACTTTGCAGTATCCAATGCACCGATGAAGAAATTGCGGCTGTGTTCGGATGCCGGAAGGACGTCATCGAACAGCGGAAGAAAGATCCGGAATTTCTGCAAGCGTATCAAGCCGGAAAAGCGAAGGGGAGAATCTCGCTGCGCCGCCAACTTCACAAATCATGCAAGGACGGAAATGTTTCGGCGCAGATTTGGATGTCGAAACAGATTCTCGGCATGCGCGACCTTACTGCTCTCGAACATAGTGGGCCACATGGTCAGCCAATCGAAGTTGTCAACAACGCGGATCTCAAGGGAGCCACGACCGACGAGCTTCTGTCGATGAAGAAAATCTGGGCCGACATCAAGAGGCGTCGCAATGCCGAGCCCGGCGAGTGATCTACACTTTCCGGCCGAGGATGCGATCGACAAAGAGCTTCGCGAGCGCTCGCTGTACCAGTTCATCAAAGACGCCTGGGCGGTAGTCGAACCATCCGACCGGTTCATTGACAACTGGCACATTCAAGCCGTCGCCGAACACCTCGAGGCGGTCAGCCGATCACAGATACGAAACCTCGTGATCAACATGCCACCGCGGCACACAAAGAGCCTTCTGGTGTCAGTCTTCTGGCCGTGCTGGGAGTGGATCACGCACCCAAGCCGGCGCTGGCTATACAGTTCGTATGCCTCACAATTGTCGATTCGCGACTCGATCAAATGCCGGCGTCTGATCGAATCAGTGTGGTATCAATCGCAGTGGGCTGACCGATTCTTTCTTGCGTTCGATGCGAACACAACGCGCAAGTTCGACACAAACCATTCGGGTTATCGGCTCGCTACTTCTGTCGGTGGATCGGCCACCGGTGAAGGCGGCGATCGCGTGGTCTGCGACGATCCTCACAACGTCCAGGAAGCGGAGTCCGAGTCAGTCCGAAAGGCGACTCTCGACTGGTGGGACACCGTGATGTCAACGCGCCTCAACGATCCGAAGACCGGCGCGAAGGTTATTGTTGCGCAGCGCTGCCACGAAAAAGACTTGAGCGGTCATGTGCTCAGCCAAGGAGGGTACGAACATCTGTGCTTGCCGGCCGAATTTGAGAAGCGCGGGCCGAAAACCGCGATCGGGTGGGTTGATCCTCGCATCGAACCAGGGGAACTCTTAAACCCGGAGCGGTTCGGACAGGCTGAAATAACCGAACTGAAATTGCGACTTGGAAGTTACGCCGCGGCCGGGCAACTGCAGCAACGTCCGGCTCCAGCAGAAGGCGGATTGTTCAAGCGGCAATGGTGGAGGTTTTACAAAGAACTTCCAGCGAAGTTTGACGAGATAGTTCAATCGTGGGATTGCGCGTTCAAGGAAACGCAGACGAGCGATTTTGTTGTCGGCCAAGTATGGGGCCGGGTTGGCGCCGACAAGTATCTGCTCGACCAATCCCGCGGAAGAATGGATCTTCCAGCAACACTGCAAGCGGTCGTTCGAATCAGTGAGCGTTGGCCAAACGCTCAAGCGAAACTGATCGAAGACAAGGCCAACGGGCCGGCTGTAATTCAGTTGCTCAAGTCAAAAATAACCGGACTGATCGCTGTGAATCCAGAGGGCGGGAAAGAAGCCAGAGCCAACGCGATCACGCCGCAAGTCGAGTCCGGAAACGTCTACCTTCCGGATCCACAAACGCATCCATGGGTGCTCGATCTGATCGAAGAATGCGCCTCGTTTCCAAATGGCGCGCACGATGACCAAGTGGATGCAATGACGCAAGCTTTGATCCGCATGAACAAGCCGAAAGTACTCATGCTCGCAATCGGAGGCGATGCGAAGCCATCCAACTGGGGTAGGATGAGTGGGTGATGGCACGTTCCACCAAATCTCGCGCAATCCCGATCGACAAAGCGAAAGCGATCACCGACCCCATTGGAGTGAGCGGCCTCAAGCGGTGGGGCAACCGTGGCATGATTTGGGAGGAGTTCCTACCCGAGTTGCGCGGGTTGCGCGGCGTCAAAAAATACAAGGAAATGTGGGACAACGACGACACGATCGGGGCGGTCGTCTACATCGTTTCGGTAGTTCTCCGCGGCGTGAAGTGGGACGTGCAAGGCGAGAACGAAGAGGACGTTGCGTTCCTCAATTCGTGTCTCGAAGACATGCGGCCAGGTTGGTCAAACTTCATTGCCGAAGTGCTTTCCATGATCGTGTACGGATGGAGTTGGCACGAGGTGATGTACAAGCGGAGGGCGGGCGACAACGCCGACGAGTCGCGGTCGAGCAAGTTCAGCGACGGGAAGATTGGATGGGCGCGGTGGGATATCCGGTCTCAGGATTCGCTGAACGAGTGGGTGTGGGATCCGGCCGGAAACCTGATTGCGATGGCGCAACAGTGCCCACCTGATTACCCGGTCCGCGAGATCCCGCTCAGCCGGTCGTTGCTGTTCCGTCCGACGAGCTACAAGAACTCACCCGAGGGCCGATCGTTGCTGCGCTCTGCGTACACGGCTTGGTACTACAAGCGCAACATCGAGAACTTCCGCGCCATCGGCATCGAGCGCGATCTAACCGGGCTGCCGGTGTGCCGCATGGATGGCGCGACGGCCGCCACTTTGATGCAGGACGGATCCACGCTGCGCGATAGCATGGAGCGGATCATGCGCTCGATCAAAAACGACGAGCAGGGCAGCTTGATTCTCCCGCTGGTGCGCGACGAGAACGGCAATGAACTCGTGATATTCGAGTTGATGTCGTCGCCCGGCCAGAAGACCTTCGACGTCAACGCGGCGATCCAACAGTACAGCGCGAAGATCGCCACGTGTCTCTGTGCGGACTTCCTGCAACTCGGCCACGAGAAGGTCGGTTCACTTGCGCTGTCGAGCGACAAGACGGACATGTTCGCGCTTTCACTCAAAGCAATTCTCGACGCGATTGCCGAGCCGATCAACGATTACGCGATCCCGCGCTTACTGCGTCTCAATGGGCGCTCGACAGAAAACCTGCCGCGCATTTCATACGGCGACATTGAGACGCCAGACCTCAACGCACTTGGCGGATACATGGAGCGCATCAACGCAACAGGCATGCCGCTGTGGCCAAACCGAGCACTCGAAGACCGGCTGCTCACATCGGCAAATCTGCCGTTGCCGACCGAAGACGAGCGCGCCGAGCAAGCGATGGGCGCGGCTGATCCCAATCCACCAGAGGTGGTGTGATTCGTGGCCATTCAATATACTGGCGGAATCAAGAATGCAAAGATTACAACCGGCATATTTCCTTGCAAACTCCGCGCAAGAAATCGAGAAGCGCGAACACCCTGAAATTCGCTTGATCGCAGATGCCGGTGTCGCAAGCCTCAGGCTATCGAGTTATCGCATGCTGCTCTCGTTGCGCGATCTCTCGACCGCCGAACTCCAGAATCAGGTCACAGTGCAAGCGCATCTCCTCGCCGCGGCTGGCGGCGCCGGGCTGAAGCCGGAGCAGAACTCATACAAGGAACTATTCACTCGCCTGGCCAACCGTGGATCACTCGCTGGCGTCGAATCACTGCGCGGAAAAGCGGTGCGCAAAGACATCGCGAGCACGATGACCTTTGATCTCATCAACCCGCGGGTGCTCGACTTCATCAACCGGTACACGCTGAGTTTGATCACGCTCATCTCGGCCGACACACGCATGGCGATTCAAGCGATTCTCTACAACGCCGTGCGGTCGGGCATGGCACCACGCGAGCAAGCGCGGCTCATTCGCCCACTCATCGGGCTCACTACGAATCAGGTGTCGGCCGTCTCCCGTTATCGTGCGGCACTCGAAGCCGGGCAGTATCGACAGACGCTGAACAATGTGCTTCGCGACAAGCGATACGACGCGTCGACGCTGCGAGCGCTGCGCAACAAAGAGGCGCTAAGCCGGGCACAGATCGACAAGATGGTTGCGCGATACGCGGAGCGGCAACTGAAGCACCGGGCCGAGATGATTGCTCGCACGGAGACGATTCGCGCGGCGAACGCAGGCCAGGTCGAAGCATGGCTGCAAGCGCAAGAGCAAGGGCTCACCGGCACGATGCGCGAGCGGTGGCTGGTGGCGAGCGACGAGCGGCTGTGTCCAAACTGCCAGAGCATCCCGAGCATGAATCCGGACGGCGTGGCAATCGGAGGAATGTTCCAGACGCCCTACGGTCCGATTATGCATCCGCCAGCTCATCCGATGTGCCGCTGCTCGCTTGGGATACGATAGGCTCATGGAAATAGCAAAGCAGGGAACCGGCGTCATGATCGGATACTTTCTTCCAGATTCGATGAAAGAAGCGTCTGGATCGAGCGAACCCGATCCGCATATCACGATGGGATACATCGGAAAAACGGACACGGTGAGCAAGGAATCCCTCGCTGCGCTCAAGGTAGTTCTCGAAACGCTGGCAACGAAACATCATCCGCTACCGGGCCGACTTGACGGCATCGCTCGGTTTGCCGCAACCCCATCGAGCGATAACCAAGACGTGCTCGTTCGATTGGCAAACATTCCGATGCTAGAAGAGTTGAGGCAATGCATTGTCGATTGCGCGGATATGGTCGGGGCTCCGGTCAAGCGCAATCACGGATACGTTCCCCACATGACGCTTCAGTACGTCGATCCGAACTCTGAACACGACATGAAGCCGGATCCGATGGACGTGACGATTGACAGAATTACACTTGCGGTGAACGGCAAGCACTTCGATTATCTGCTCACGGGAACTCCGATGGATACGGTTGAAAAGTACGAAGAGATCGAGCCATCGGCAAATCAAATCACAAAGCGATGGGCAGTGCCGGTAACCAAAGTCGACATCGAGAAGCGTCAAGTGTTCGGATGGGCTTCAGTCGCCGAGATCGACGGCGAGGCCGTTGTTGATTCGCATGGCGACATGATCGACGCCGACGATCTGGAGAAGGCTGCATACTCGTTCGTGCTCAACTCACGGGCCGGCGGCGAGATGCACGGCACCAAGCAAGTCGGCCGCCTGATCGAGTGCATGATGTTCACGAAAGAGAAACAGAAAGCACTCGGAATTGATCTCAAAAAAGTCGGCCTGTGGGTGGGTTTTCAGATCGACGACGCCGACACGTGGCAGAAATTCAAAGACGGAACGTACAAGGATTTCAGCATCGGCGGGCGTGCCATTCGCGAGGACGTTGAAACATAAACGCTTGTTCGTGTTATTATCCGTTTGAAAGCACCTATGGCAAAAACAGCGCGACTAACGAATCTCGAACTTGACGAGATCAGTCTCGTGGATGCTGGAGCAAACCCTCATGCGTCGATCGTTTTGGCGAAGCGGAAAGCGTCGAAGGTTGGCAAGGCGGAGGGCGTCACGTATGGTGCGGAGATCTCGCTTAACGCAATGATCGAGGCGATTGGATCTGCGCTGCGTGAGAAGTTTGGCGGCAATGCGGGTGAGGAAGATTACTGGCTTTATGTGCGCGACGTGTTCGAGTCGACCGTCGTATTTTCGCAGGGTGGGGAAACGTGGCGGGCCGATTACACGGCGTCGCAATCCGAGGGTGAAATCGAAATTCAGTTGGGTGATCGCGTCGGAGTGAAGATGCTTTACGAAGACGCGCCAGAAAAGCTCGGAAGCAGTGTGGATGATGCTTCGGCGAGTGCGATGAAAGGAGCCAATGAAATGGCAGCAGAAAATCAAACTGTCGAACTCAGTTCCGAGCTTGTAAAGGTCAAGGAATTGGGTGGAACCGTGGTGGAGTTGCAGAAGCGACTCGACGCCATGGAAAACGAAAACAAAATTCTCAAGGCCGCGCAGGACGCAGAGAAAGCGCGCGCCGACGAGTTTGCCAAGGCGGCCAAGGCCGAGAAAGACCTTCGTCTGCTCGGTGAGTTCACGGCGGTCGCCAAGACTCGTCTCGGCAACCTCAGCGGTACCGACAGCGAGAAGGGCGCGCTGCTCAAGAGCCTCAGCGAAAACCTTCCTCAGGAAGAGTACGACCGCGTGGTGAAGCTGATGGAAGCCGGCAATGTTGCGATGGCCAGTCAGTTCGAGGCCGTTGGTGCGAGTGGGTCGGCCGGCGCGAATACCGCGCAAGGCAAACTCGAAGCGCTCGCCAAAGCGAAGGCCAACGACAAGAGCATTTCATTTGCCAAGGCGATGAAAGAAGTATCTCTCGACCCGGCGAACAAGTTGCTCTATCAAGACGCGCTCGCGGAACGGAGGGCTCACTAATGGCTTTCTCACAGGGAACCGATACTCGCACCTACCTCGCCGCGGCTGACCTTTCGGCAAAGCAATATTTCATTGTCAACGCCAACTCCAGCGACCGCATCAACGTTGCTGGCGCTGGTGGTCAAGCGGTGGGCGTGCTTCAGGATGATCCGGCCGCCGCCGGGCGCGCTGCATGCGTAGCAGTCGCCGGCGTCTCCAAGGTTGTTGCTGGCGGAACTTGCACGGCTGGAGCCTTCGCGGCTTCTGACGCTGCGGGCAAAGCGGTCAATGCAGCCTCTGGCGACATCGCAATCGGTAAGTTCCGCACCGGAACCACCACAGCGAATGACATCGTGAGCATGGAAGTCATGCCACAACTCGGAAAGATCTGGTAATCGGAGGAAACCATGAACAACCAAAACAGACTCGTACAAGTTCACAAGTACCTCCCGACCGCCAGCGATGTTCACACCGATTCGCTGTTGAACAATTTCAGCGTGGCGTTTTTGGAGGACATGGCCACCACCGGATATGCTTCGAGCATTTTTCCGATGGTTCCGGTCAATCACCAAACGGACAAGTACCGCGTGTGGCCGAAGGATGATTTCTTCCGCGACTCGGCTCGCAAGCGTGCTCCTGGCACGCCGGTTCAGCGCGGTGGGTTTCGTGTTTCCGATGACTCGTATTACTGCGATGTATACGAGGCGGGGACACTGATTCCCGAAGAGGTCATGAAGAACGCGGACAACCCCGCGGAACTCGACCAGGCGGCCACCAACTACGTGATGCAGACACTTGCGATTCGCCGCGAAGTTGATTTCTGCAGCACGTACATGATCGCTGGCGTTTGGGGAACTTCCATCGTCGGCGTCACATCTGGCGCTTCGGCAGGCACTTCGGTTCTCGGTTGGAACGTTACCAGTTCCACTCCGATCGAGGATGTCATCGCGGCACGCAAGGCTGTACGTCTGGCATCGGGGCGGCGGGCGAATACCATCGTGCTTGGTTACGATGTTCGCGCCGCGCTCGCGACCAATGCTCAGATCGTAGCTCGTCTGGTGAACGGTCAAACTCCCGGACAAATCGCCGACGTCAGTGACGCTGATCTCGCGCGAGTGTTCGGAGTCGACCGTGTGATCATCGCCGATGCGGTCTACAACTCGGCGGCAGAAGGCGCAACCGCGGTGATGGCATTCATCGCCGGCGACTTCGTTTGGGTCGGTTACGTCGATCCGAATCCAGGGTTGCAGTCGTTGACCGCTGGTGTTTCGTTCACATGGAACGGTATGCCGGGCGGAACCGGTGTCGGGACGCGGATGGTTCGCCACACCGATCCCGAAATCTATGCCGACAAGATCGATGGTTTCCGGAACTGGGGCGACAAGGTCGTTTCGGCCGGCGCGGGTTATTTCTTCAGCAACATGGTAGCGTAGGGTTGATGCCTCTCTCCCTTCAAGCACAAGGATTCCGCGTCGCCACATGGCGCGGAATCCTTACGCATTTAGGACGGTTCGAAGAGGGGCAATTGATCCCCGCTGGCAAGTTCACAGACCAGCAACTATTCGGCATGCTCCACGCCGGTCAGATCAAAAAATCTGACGACGAGGTAAAGCCGATTCCGCATCCCGAAGATAATGATCCGGATGATCCAAGCGGGCCGTATCCGGATGATGACGACGACTACGATGATAAAGCTGCCGTCACCATCACCGCATTTGCAGCGCAACCCAAGCGCCGCGGGAGCGGGCGCCGAAAGAATGCCACATGATATCTGCATCGTCGCTGGCGGCCCATCCGCTCGCGGGTTCGACTTCCGCAAGATAGCCTCCTCTAAAATAATCGCTGTCAACGATTCCTTCCTTTCCGTTCCCCGCTCGGACGCCGTAGTTTCCGTTGATCGCGACTGGATCACCGATCGCGCGTGCGAACTCATCCGATATCCGGGCGAGCTATTCACGCTCCATCGTCCGGGTGAAGCGCGACCGTGGACGCGATGCGGTCAGCGCTGCTGGACGTTTCGCACGGAGCCAGGCTTGAGCGAATCATGGGCCGAGGTCTTCAGCGTCGGATGCAGCGGATCCGCGGCGCTCAACGTTGCGTACCTGATGCGGCCAATGTCGATCGGTCTGATCGGCTTCGATTACGACGGCTGCGGCCGGCACTGGTTCGACGACTCAAAAAAACGGCGCACAAACCACGCCGAAACCTGGCAACGGTGGGCCGATGGCTTTGCGTCGATGGTTCCGCAACTTGACGATGCTGGCATCTGCGTCGTCAACTACAATCCCGATTCGAGGATCACCGCATTCGAGCGGCGAAGCCTTGATACAATCGGCTCATGAGCTACACGGATCGCAACCCGGCATTGTCGGACCTCAACATGGTTCGGTTCTTGATCGGCGATACGACGACACCAGAGCTTCTTTCCGATGCCGAGATCAACGGCATACTTTCCACCAATTCAGTGATCGGCACGGCAATCCTTTGCGCGCAACACTTAGCCGGACGCTATTCGCGCCTCGCCGACAAGTCGGTAGGCGACCTCAAGATCTCATGGAGTCAGGTCGCCAAATCGTATCTCACGCTGGTCGGCACGCTCTCGCGGAGTCCGCAAGCAATCGCGGCGTGCGCGCCATGGGCCGGCGGAACGTCGAAGGCTGAGAAGGCGACCGAGCGCGCCGATACTGACCGTGTGCAACCGGTGTTTACGCGCGCGTTCGCAGAACCGGAGGGCGACGACAGTGCCAGTTTCTGATTGGGCCGACATGATGCGTTCGGTCGTCCGGTACAAGCCGGTTTCCGGCCGAGACAATTACGGCAAGCCAACGTTCGGTGATCCGCAGTATTTCAATGCGCGCGTGAACTATCGGGCGATCAGGACGAGCAACCGGACGAGCGGCCAGGAGACAATTGCCGCGGGTGAGGTCTGGTTGCTCGGCGCCATTAACCCGAACGTTGACGACGAGATCACGTTGCCGGATGGCAGCAAGCCAGTTCTCATCAATTGGGACACGTTCAACGACGAAAACTCGACCGGCGGCGCGTTCTCGGAACAAGGCTCGCTCTACGATGATCCGCTTTATGCCGAGGTTCCAGAGGGCGGCGGTAGCCACCACACCAAACTGTATTTCGGCGGAGCGCAAATTGGAGTCAACAAGTGAGCATGGACTTTCAGATAACCGGCGTCGAGCAGGCTCTCGCAAGTCTTGAGAGTGTCGCAAGCCAGATCATCCCGACAGTCAGCCGAAGCCTCTATCAGTCCGGCGAGGCGACGATGACGAAGAGCAAAGAGCAGTTCGTTCCAATTGATACCGGCTCGCTCAAGTCCAGCGGCACGGTGCAGCTTGAGGTCAGCGGGCCCGTCGTCAAGGTTCATCTCGGATTCGGCGGCGTGGCTGGATCGTACGCCGTTTTCGTCCACGAGATCAACAAAAACTACCGCGGCGGGAGACAGTGGAAGTATCTCGAGACGCCCATGAAGGAAGATCTCCCCGACACGCAAAACAAGCTCATTGACGATCTGCGAGGTATCCGGCCATGAGCACAATGGAAACCGTTCGCGCGGCGCTGGTGACGGCCGGTGTGATCGATGAAACAAACTGGGTCGCCTACATTGGATACATTCCCGACGATCAAGACCAGGTGATCGGGCTCGTACCGACGGGCGGGTTTCCTCAAGATACACACGGCGGCGAGAACGGGCATCCAACGTTTCAAGTCACAGTGCGGGCCGGTCGCAACGAGTATGCGACGGCGCGTGCCAAATGGCTCGATATGTACCACGCGCTGCACGACGCCAATCTGAGCGCGTCGAACATCTGGCTCATCCAGGCGTATGCCACCGACCCGATTCAGATGCTCGACGGCAACAACCGACCGAGCTTCGTGACCAACTTTCGCGTGGTTCGGGCGGCTGAGTGAATCGCTATTGGACCGTCCCGCGGCACTGGGCTGGCGAGACGGTGGCGATCCTCGGATGCGGACCTTCCCTATCCCTCGTCGACTTCGACGCGCTACGGGCCAGCGGACAGCGCGTGATCGCCATCAACGACGCGATATTCGAGTTCCCTGACGCCGATATCCTCTACTTCTGCGATCAGAAGTGGTGGGATGGGGAGTTTGGCCGGCGCGAGCGTGTCGAGAAGCTGGGCATTCCGTTCTGGCGTGTGACGCTCGAGAACGAGATCCCGGGCGTCTTTCGACTGCGCAATACCGGCGCGACCGGCTTCGACGAGGACCCGCAATGCCTGCGCCATGGCTCGAACTCTGGCTACCAGGCGATGCACCTTGCGACTCACCTGGGCGCAGCGCGAATCATCCTTCACGGATTCGATATGCGGATCGTGCGCGGGGAATTGCACGCGATGGCGAGGCGGGAGAGACAGGACGCGGTGGGATTCGGGCGAGTGTTGCGCGAGGAAATGTTGCCGAAGTTTCAGACGTTAGTGGAGCCATTGAGGGAGCGTGGCGTCGAGGTCATCAACGCCACGCCGGGCAGTGCGCTTACGTGCTGGTCGGCATCATGACCCATGGCCTACCATTGCACGAAAAGATGTCTCCGGAGGCATCCTGTATCAACAGTGCGCTCGCAATCATTCGCTTGATCAAGTCATCGCTCGGCTTAGGATCCATTTCTTGCATTGTCGCGTGTCGTTCGGTTATCCATCTCGTAGACTCACTGATCGGCTCATCGGCCATCTGCACTTCAATATGATCCCAACGGTCAGTGGAAGCAATGATGCGAGTAGGCCGCGCCATCAAAATGCGAACGTCCCATGTGTATCCCTGCCAAATGACAAACCACACTAGCGTTGGCTTTGTGGGTGGTGATGTATCGCGCGGAATGGCATTGGAAACTATATCCAGACGCTTCCACAGGTCCGACTTCTCGGACTCAAGCTCGGCGATGGTTTTCTTCATCGACTCGACGAGCTTCCGCGACTCGTCGAGATCGGCAGAGTACATCTCCTCTTGCTCGCCGTTCTCAATAATCTGATTATGCATCTCGCGGTTCTGCGCCTCCATCTTCTCGATGTATTCAAGGCATCCTCCGTACGTCGCGGCGCATTCCATACGCCCGTCCGGCGTCTGAAGCTTGCGGATAAATTCAAGTAGTGTCATAGACTCGTTCCTTCCGGGTATTCACACCCCGCATCGTAGTATTCCTTGCCCCAGTTTCCATGGTCGTTGTATTGCATTCGGCAAACCCACTTTCCGCGCTCGTCTTCCGTGGCCGATTCTGGCATCCCGCAATGTTTACAGACGGTGACCGTTTCGCCGGTTGGCTCAATGCACTTGTGCGCGACGCATACCGTGTGGCATTGGTCGCACTCTCCACCGGACATCGACTTGTAGTTGACGATACATCCTTCGGGCTGGAGCGGGACAAACACCCTGACCTTTCCGGTCTTAGCCCATCCCATCACGACGGCGCGGAGCTTCTTGGGGCGCCCGTCCAGCTCGAGGTAATCGGCGTGGCCTTCGTCGTCGGCAATCTCGACGTGGTGAAGCAGCGCCATCACGACCATACCGGGACGGATGTGCTTCTTCTGCTCGTCGCATCTAAACTTGATAGCGGTCAGCTTGAGTCCGCGCACCGCTTTCAGTTTCTCCTTCTTTATCTCGCAAGATTCCGAGAGTCGGCAGTCTCTGCATGGGGTGATAATCATGGATTTTCCTTTCTGCAGTGCGCCTTCGCCGCAACGACTCCCGCGCAATCCATGCCGCACTTCGGGCAAGGCGTCGGTATCGCCGGGCGGCCTCCGGTCCTGATCTTCCGTTGCGCGCCGCGGCGCCGGCCGACCTCGGATTGCAACACGGCGTCGGGGATCGTGGCGAGGTTCCAATCGGGGGTGTAGCTGAGGCTGCGGTCTGGTAGGCTCATACACGCGGCCTTTGCATGATTGCCTGCATTGCGCGGGTGCTCACGTCACAAATTCTTATATGTTTGATTTCGTCATCTGGCAGTCGCAGGATGTCGCTGGTTTCCATACAGCGCACGTGTGTGTATCTCGAATCGACTTCCAGTATTAATTCGAGCGCGACGGTGTAGTCGTGCGGTTTGTGAATCCCTACCCCTCCGCACTTCTGACAAATACGCATTCGCCTAACGTCTCTGCTCGTCATTGTCGTTCTCCTCTGTCCTTCGGGCCGCTATTGCGCGGCCACCAGTTTCGCTTCGGTTTCTCTTTCTCGTGTCGGCCTCAGCCGCTCACAAATCTAGAATAAACTACACGCAGTTGCATTGCAAGAGAAAAAGAAAGAAAAAAAGAAATATATTGACGCGCCACGCCAAACGGGCTTATGCTTTGAAGCATGGCAGGAAAAAACGAACACCGGGTTGCACAGATTGACCCGAAGACACATCAACGTCTGGCGATCCTCTGCGCCAGCCGGAACCTTGTGCAAAAGCACGTGGTAGCCAAGGCAATCAACGACTATTGCGATAGGCTGGAACGTTCGCAGGCGCGGCGTGAGGCTATGCGTGAGCGAAAGGCGGCGCAATCATGAGCGTATCGACGATCGCAATCATCCTCGACGTGTTCCTGGCCGTCGGCCTGGCGCTCGTCGTGATCTCGTGGTACTCGGTCGACAACTGCGCAAGGATGGCGGAACGCTTCTGCCGGCGCGAGCGGTACTTGCGCCACATGGCCGAGGCAAGGCGGGAGTTCGAGGCGGCCGAACGTGAGGTGACGGCATGACCGCGCTCTGTATAGCAGCTATCGTACTGGGGTCTTTGGCCATGGCCGTTATGGCGGCATGGACGGTACTAATGTGGGGAGGGTCGCAGCGATGAATGCCGTGGACTACCTTGTCGGCATCGGAGCGGTGATTCTTGCGGTCGCTATCTCGCTGCTGCTGTTTGAGGCTGAGGCCAGGAGAGTGTCGCGAGAAAGCGACGAGATGCGCCGCCACATCAACCGAGAGGAGGACGCACAATGAAGCTGATTTTATGGCTTGGAGGCATCACGGCATCTGCCGCTGTAGCCTATTTGATTTTCTTGTGGATTGAGCGAGAGGCGCACAAGATCAAGCGCGAGGACGCGGAAGTAATGAGAGACTGGCGCGAGGATCAAGGAGATTAACGATGTTCGCAAACCAAAGACCGAATCCCCTCCATGGGGGAGGCAGCTCCCCCAATTTTTCGAGCGCCGACGCCGTTCGCGCCGCCGGAATGGGGATCACGCTGACGCCGGCCGATGTGCTGGCGCTGAAAACATCATTCGTTGATCGGGCGACGGAGCCGACAGAAATGATGTTGGCGACGCTTCGCGGCCAGATCGAGGCGCGCAACAGAGCCGAGAGGCGGGTTACTGCGCTGGAGCAGCAATTGGAGCAGCAGACAGCAAATGCAAGAGAGATAGCGCGTCAGTGGTGCCTGGCCGAGGATCAAATCAGGAGCATGGAAATGGCGGCGCGGCCGCGCACGGTGAGCCGCTGGAAACGGCTGGCTTTGTTTTCCGTGCCGTTCATTGCGGCCGAGACGGCGATCATTCTGTGGATGGTGACGCGATGACGCGGAAAAAGGCGATAGACACAGCGGTAGAGATAGGCTGGAAAGGCAGTTACATCATGTTTGATCGCACAAAGTGTTATCAGGTTGTGGCCGGCAGAGCGTACGACCTCGGCCGTATTGCTGGTCTTCGTGAGGGTGCAAAAATGGCGATGACTGACGGAGGATGGACGCCGATGGTAGGGATGGTGCAGCGCAAGGCGCGGGCGCTGGCAAAGGCGTTGCCGAAATGAGATCCGAACTCCACTTCATCCGCCGATGGCACATCCGCAACACGACGCGCACCTACCGCGCCGTGGCCAGAATCAGGCGCATGGCTGTCTCGCAGAACTGGTCCTCGGGGGAGGTTGCAGCATGCGGGCGCCGTGCGTCTGATCCTGGCCGGAAGACCGGTACCAGGAGAAGGGAATGACTTGAGCGATTTTCATGGGGGCCACGTGCTCCCATGCCTGTCCATCGGCCCGCCGCGGGGTTTCCTTCCTCTTCCCCTCGCGAAGACGGGCTCGGGCCGGTGGGCAGACATGAGAGCATGGACAAATCAGGAGAATGGACGTGAACTGGACGCGGAATCAATGGCTGGAGTTTCTGACGAGCGAGCGGATGAGCAGACTCAACGAGAAGCGAAGGAAGCACGGCCTGGCGCCGCTTGACCGTGAGGCGGCGGCGACCAGGTACAGCGCGGCGCATCCACAGATTACGGCGGGGATCATTGCGCTGCTGAGTTAGGTTCTGGCTCGAATTGCTTGCAGCCACACGGGCCGCCAGCTATCAGTCGATCACCATTGCCGTAATCTACCCACCTGTCTCCTTTCTCGTGCTCGCATCCATATTTGCCATGGATAGCGTCATGGTCACAATTGACGCATGTCATACCGTCTCTCCATACAGTTCGTACTTCTCTTCCTCAGCGTCTGTCGCTCCCAGTTCGTCAAGCAGCGCGTCGGAACACGGCGCGCAGTACCACTTGCCTCTGATCTCCATCGAGCACTCGTCGCAGCATTCAGCCTTGCACTCGGCGCACGTGTGCCATGTGGTCCGGTTGAGCGGGAGAAGCGCGCGGCAGCATCCGCACTGCTCCTCGGGTTCGGTCAGCGGTGCGCCGGGCCGGTCAGGGCTGGCGAGGTTCGGGCGATGGTCGGGGGTCACGTGGGTGTATCCTTCCTTCTTGTCAAACGTCTCGGTCATGTCGCAGCAGTGGGCGTCGGTGACGCCTTCGCTTGCGGTGAAAATGTCGATGTCGTAGCGGCTCGTCCCGCACTGGTCGCATATGCAACCGGAGAGGTAGCGGGTAACGTTGCCATATTCCGCTGCGGTGATGATCTCGTTGACGTCCATGTCAGTCTCCCATCCTTGCGAAAAGTTCGTCTTCGTTGACCGGCGCGAGGTAGCCGATCACCATTTCAACGGTTTCAGCGCTCGGCGGGTTGATGCCAATCGCCCGCGCCAGCAACGCCCATTGCTCGGTCGTGATCCCGCGGGCTTCGTCGGCGCTGATGTAGTGACCGCGGAGTCTCGCGGCCAGCTTGTGCGCTTTGGTCATCTGAGCCGCTAGTTTGTATCCGTTGCTCATTGGTATAGTCTCCCTGCTACGAACGAAGCGCGAATCTCGCGAGTCGAGAAATCCACAAACCGTGAATGGTACATGTTCCACGTCGCCACTCGGCCGCGGCACGCACACGATACCGATACCGGAGCGATTGATAGCACCCTCTCCGATACGATCTCGGTAACGATGCCGATCTTGTAATCGGAAGATCCGAGGCCAGAATACGGCACGTTCATCCGGACCACCTGCCCTACGTAGTATCTTTCGTTGCTCTGTGCGTTGCTCATATTCAAATAGTAACGGATTGCAGAAACAAAGTAAAGAAAAATATTGCGTAACGAAATAAAAAAGTCTAGGATGAAAGCATGGAACTCAAAATCATCGCCGTTCGCGTCACCGACGCGGAGAATACGGCGCTCATGCTGGCAGGAGCACAGAGCGGAGGCTTGCGGCCAAGTGCATACCTTCGCAAGCTCGCCGGCCTCGATCCGCTGAAGCCTGGCGCGAAGCCGGGAAACGGTAACGGCGGCCGGCCACGAAAGGCATCTACCAAATGACACGTTACAAATTCATCCTCGGTTTCTTTGCGGCGGTCAGCGCATCCGCGCAAATGATCGTCACGGTATGCGCGCCGGTCTTCTACAAGATGCCGAAGCCGTGCAACTCCCAGTGTCCGGCATGCGGGCTCCTGCTGGATCCGGTACGTCTCAGTGATGCCGTCGAGCGCGGCGACATCATTAAGCCTGACCCGGCGAAGAGCGAGGCAGCGTACGGGCCGGACGGGAAGCCAGTCACGCCGTCGGTGCTTCGCCAGTGTTCTCATTGCCGGAATGCGTTCTGGCAGGATTGCGAGGTCAGATGAAGCTTTCACCTTACATACAGGCAGAAAAAACATATGTCGAAACCCTGCTCGGTAATTCAGTGATATGCAAACACTGCAAGGCGACACTGGCTACATACGCGGATGCCTGCATAGCAGACCTTGGCAATACGTGCTCTGGATTTTGGGCGATTGAAAAAGCAAAGGATCAATACAAGGCGACGGCAAAGGACAGTGAGGCGATGGAATGACGGAATACCTACTACTCGGTTTCGTCTGCTTCTCGGTCGGGGTGGTGATCGGGGCCGGGTTCGCGCAAAAGACGATCAAGGTTCGATCTGGTGAGGTCGAGATTGAAGCCCGAAGCGTGCGCGAACTGAAGGCAATAGTAGATCAATTCAAGGGAGAGAACCCACTATCGAATTTCAAGGGGACAGTACAATGACGCCGACATACGACATTGTGATCCCGCACTACGGGGTGAATCAGGAACTCAACTTGAAGCTTCTAGATTGCCTCATGAGCATCGCATACAACAGCGCAGACTGTCGCGTGATCCTGGTCGACAACGGAAGCCCGGATTTGGATATCGACGCTATCAAAAAGGACATCCGCCCGGTGCCTTTTATGCTTATCCGCAACTCGAAGAACCTCGGCTTCGTACGCGCGATCAATCAGGGCCTCCAGTACTCGACCGCGCCGTACATCGTGATGCTCAACAACGATACGAGAGTCCGTACGGGATGGCTGGAAGCCATGCGTCAACCGTTCCTCGAAGACCCAAGCGTCGGGCTTGTCGGGCCGCTGACAGACGACGCAGGCTGGCAAGGCCGCTACCACCGCGATCATCCGGACGCGAAGGACTGGGTCGCGCTGCCACCCGGCCGGATGCTCGCGTTCTTCTGCGCCATGATCTCGCGGCGGTGCCTGGAGACGGTCGGCTACCAGGACGAGGCGTTCGTTCCGTACGGTGGGTTCGGTGGCGACGATCATTACTGTGCGCTGGCCGAGGCCAAAGGGTTCCGTCTGGCGCTTCAGCGGGACGTACTGATTCACCACGACCGGCGCTCAACGTTTCACACGCTGATGACGGTCGACGAATCGAAGGCGCTTCAAGTCGAAGCGCTCGCAAAATTTAAGGAGTTGAAGCATGGACTTTGAAGGAAAAACGGTGACTCAGGTTGCCGAAAAGATAGCAGAGGACGCCTGCGTATACGGAGACATACTGGAGGTCGAAAAGCATATCGCGTCGGCTCTTCAACACTTCTCCAACCGTGGCCTCATGCAAGCCCGCGGCGGTCTTCGCGAAGTCCTCGCCAATCAGATGGACTGGTCGCGCCGCACGTTCGGAAGCGGTCGCCGCACCATCGGTATTACGAAGCACATCGAGAAGGAATGCGCCGAGGTACGCGAGAATCCGGACGATCTCAGTGAGTGGGTGGACATCATGATCCTTGCGATGGATGGCTACTGGCGCGCCGGCGGATCGCCGGAAATGCTTCTGCACGCGATCATCGCGAAGCAGTCGATCAACCGAGAGCGCACGTATCCGAAGACTAACGAGGATGAGCCATCGGAGCACGTGCGCGAGTGTCATCCGTACGACGTGGGGTCGAAGCCATGACGGAAACTATCCACCAGATAGCAGAGACCGGGGTTGATATTCTCGTCGTAATTCTTTTGGCGATGGTTGCATTGCTTGTTTTGATTTACATCGGCTACTTCATTTTTGAGACGATCTTTCTGTTGTTCGCTGGAGTTAGAAAAAGGCCATGACAGCTAACCCTCCGCTATCCTTTCCCCTCGCGACCGGTCGCCTGATCACCGATACGTCGGAGATGGACTGGTCGCAGTACACCTACTGGGTCGAGAGCAACGGGCCGCTCGTTTTGATCAGTGAGCAACAGCGGCTCGTGGCGTACGTGGCCGACGATCCCGCGGTATCGGCTGTCCCTGAGCCAACCTACGCGCTCATGGCCGCGTTCCTGCTTGTGTTGGCAATCGTGATTCGATGGAGGTTTCGATGAGAACTTTGACGATGGGTAAGAAGAAAGCGCGCGGCGCGATCATCCCGAAGCCAGGCGGAAAGTCGCACGAGAGCGAGCCGCCAAGCCGGATCGTGATGGAGTACGAGGCAGGGAGAGACGACGGGATCCGCGGCGTCGAAATGAAGCATGAGAACCGATTTCTCGGGACGCCGCTACTTTTGCTGGCGTACCGGAACGGTTACAACGCCGGCGTGTTTCAGCGCAAGTGCGGAAAGGTGGCGAAATGATCCCCCTCGCAATCGTCGCGCTTATCACCGAAGCGCTCAAGCTGGTGAACAACCTGATCGAAGGCGTCCCTGTAGCTCAACGTCAGGCAGACGCGCGGGCGTGGTTCCTTTTCTGGTGGCCGAAAACGAAATGGATACTGAAGCTCGGCGGCGAGGTCAGCGACGCCGATCTTGCGGAAATTGAAAAGATGGCAGGGAAGAAGGAAGACTTACCGAAATGAAACGCGTGGAAGATCTGACGCAAGAAGAGATTATGAAGATTGCCAAGGAGATCATGCCAGTCGTGGTCCGCGCATGGATCAAAGGATTGCTTGAAATGGATCAATCGTGGAGGGATGCCGCCGTATCGCTACGCGCGCTGTCTGTCTCGATAGAAGAGGATCGCAGATTTACACGACGACGAAGGTCCGCCGCTCGCTACGCGCACGCATTCGCGGAGGCCTGCAAATGATCCACCATCACGGAGAACACTTTGGATCGCATGAAACGGTACACATGATCGTGGTAGTCGTTGCGGTCGCTTGTGCCATATTCGCAGTGGCTATCCTGACTGCATCGCTTCGGAGGATTTGGAAATGATCATCGCTATTACCTGCACCGGCGCAAGGCCGGAAGCGTTCGCGCTCTGCGAGAAGTACATGGCGCGGCAGACGGTACAGCCTGACCTGTGGCTCGTGGTTGACGACTGCGATCCGGCGACAAAGTGCACAATGGGGCAGACGGTAATCCGTCCGGAACCGCGGTGGCCTGAGTTCCCAGAGCCGAATACGCAGCATCGAAACATGATGGCGGCGGTTGATTACATTCAGCGCGGAGTCGTCAATCCGACCGACCAGATAATTTTCTTTGAGGACGACGACCGGTATAGATCGGATTACATCGAGACGCAACGCGACGTCATGAATCAATTCGCCTTCGGGCTCGTAGGTGAGATACCGGCGCGCTACTACCACGTGAAGAACCGAGCGTTCCGAGTTTTTGATGAACTTGAAATGAACAATCCTGTCCCGCACGCCAGCCTATGCGCGACCTCAATGCGAGGATACGTACTTCCAATCCTCATTGACGCGCTCGAGTGCCGCGCATGGATCGACATGTACCTCTGGCGCAAGGCCGGATCACCAGAAGCACTATTCGGCGGCGCGTCTGTAGTCGGCATCAAGGGCATGCCCGGGCGGCCAGGGGTGAGCCAGTGCCACCGGCAGGAAGCCGACGGGCGATGGTCTGGAGACCCTGATCTCTCTCGGCTACGTCAATGGATCGGCGATGACGTGAATGCTTACAAGATGTTCTCGGGCGTACAATCAAAGGCAGTGGAAGAAAAACAACAACCAATTCTAGGAGTCGACGGCATGGGCTTCAAGTCCTTCGTCGGATACGCCGGCCAGGTCCGCTACCGCTGTCCTGATTGCGGATTCGATCACTGGGTACCGTCAGAAGTAGCCGATCACTGGATGAAGACCCACAAGGAAGAGTCCGGACCCGTCGGCAACACGGCATACGATGAAGGCGGCGACACTGTAGAAAGAAAGATCCATGTCCCTGGAAAATGGTAACGGCACTCGCCGAGTATCCGCCGCGGCGCTTCATGCCGCGCACGTGCTCGAGATGAACTTTGAGATTGTAGAATCGGAGAACGGAGTCTACGAGTACTCGACCAACACCCTCGCCACACTGATCGATGTCTACGCCATGTCTCACGAGTCGCGGCGCGCGCTGACGACATTGATGGGGCAGTTCCGGTCCTTCGACTTCATTGACAACATCGATCTCGACATGCGCCGGCTCCGCGAGGCGACCGAGGCAATCGAGATGATAGCCGACCGGATGCCACGCTATGAGGCTGCTGACGAGGCCGCTTACAGCCGGACGGGGGTAAATGCTCGGGCGACCGACAGGGCCGCGCGTGGAGCCACGGAGCGCGCGGGAGCCTACAGTGTGTCGGCTGTGGCTGTTCACTGCGCGCGGGTTTTGGCAGAGCAGTTCGATTTCTTCGCTCGCGAGGACGGCCGCGTCAAACTCAGCGAGAAAAACATCGCGATCACGATCGATGTCAGCACGCATATTTTCCGTGTCCAGGATGCGGCGAACCACTTGCTATCGGTGACCCGCAATCTCGAGAACGTACCGTATCCGGCGCAGATGAAGGTGCTTCGACGGGCACTGCAGATGACGGAGCTATCGTTTGCCGCAATGCCTTCGTATGCCGAGAATCCCGCAGCAACGAGGCCATGGACGGCGCGCCATCGGACCCTTGACCTGACGACGGAGCAGCGCACAAATCGCCTCAGGGTACAGCGGGCGTTGAACGCGGCGCGCACACCTGACGAAAGCGTTGCTATTATGCGCGCGGCTCAAGCTGATAAGATGTTGTAGAACGCCAGTGGAAGGGCGAATGGAGACATTGTCATGGCCATTCGGTCCGCCAAGGGCTCGCTAATCAAACTCGGGAATGGAGCCTCTCCCGAAGTTTTTTCTACACTTTCGCAGGTCCGGAGCATTGCCGGGCCGACAACCAAAGCCACCGTCCAAGACGTCACCACGCACTCTACCAGCGGCAACTGGATGGAGAAACTTGCGACGCTCATTGATCCGGGTTCGTTCTCGTTCCCGCTCAATTACGACAAGGCTGACACCACTCACGCATTCTCAACCGGACTCTGGGGCAAGCTCATTGCTCTCACGCTCGCTAACTATCGCTGCGTGCTGCCGGCGTCGATCGGCTACTTCGAGGCTGAGGCGTATGTGACCTCTCACCAGTTCGACCTTCCCGTCGACAACGTCATTCGTGCAAACATGGAACTTATGATCACGGGCGCGATTACCACGGCGAACACTGCCGAACCGTCCTAATCAACAAGCTCTCGCGAAAGCGGGTTTCGGTAGACGGGCGTCGAACTTCCACGCTTCGTCCGTCTGCCGATCAAATCGTGGAAGGACCCGACAACAATCATGGACCCGACAAGC